ATCCTGATCGTGGGCCTGTGCTTTACGTGTCAGTGTCTTGGACTGATGAGGGCGAATAATCACCACAACTTGACTGACATTTCATCAGGCATTGCATCAATGCGCATTCTGCGCTCTATCCATTCTTGGTCGTTGGGTTCTGCATCCCTCATGTATATATTGTCACTGTCATCTATCTTGTACAAGATTTCAACGTGACCATCCTCATAATAGATGTAGTCCAACAAGTATTGCTCTTGTTTTTCCATACCCCATTGTATCACATATGATACACAATGTCAACCCTGTGAATAAGACCAATCAGGCCCGTATTTCTCCCGCCACTTCAACGGTTGCTGGTGAATAGCGATTTTGCTTTTGTCAGTACCCCACAAACCTTGGTGGTGATCTTCGCATAGAGGGATTGCAAGTCTGTCGTGAGATCGTCTAAATCCCCCTCTATCATGGATAACGTGATGCGCTGTTGTGGGCGATCTCTGGATTTCTCCAAACTTTCTACAGACGCAGCATGGCTGCTCTCTGATTTGTTTGAGGTATGCTTCATCTTTTTTGTCCTTTGGCGGCTTCAACCCAAGGGGCGGCTTGTTTAAGAGATTTGACATCGTGCAATTTCCTAGCTGTGGCAGCGTCCGTTAAGATTTCAAACTTATTTACAGGATAATGAAAAACGATCTCTCTGTCATTCTCTGGGTTTTTTCTATTTTTACTGAACGGGCTAACACGGATGTCACGATATTGCGCTATGTCTTCGATGTTTGCGAAGGCCAAACGATCATTCCAGTTCACGACAAAATAACATTTTATGAGCGTGATTGGATAGAATGTCTGCCATTGTTGGATTTTTGTATAGCTAATCATCGCTGTTTCATATGCTTTATGGCTACAATTCAAGCGCCTTATTTCGTACATTGCGAAAGGCGCATCGTACCACACCCCAATTTTTTCATGTCGTTTATGCATGAAACCATCAAAACTTGCTTTTTTCTCAATCGATCTTGTGAAACTCCACTCTGGTTTTCTCATCGATATTTTTGCAAGCACAGCTAATTCATGTGCTTCGTTTTTTTCATCTGAATAAATTGGTGCTTTATTGGGAGAGGGGATCATAGCCTATTCCTTCCGCAAGCGTAGACATAGCCATATCGAAGTAGTTGTTAAATTCTTCTTGGCTCATGTCATCAAAGCTGATGCTGTCCACAGTGCGCATATGCTGACCCGTGAGGCTGTTGTATCGCATCCTGACGTACCCACATGCCCACTTTAATTCGTCGTGCAGGTGATCCTTTGTAGGCCACTTACCGGTCGCTTTAACCACACGTTGCAGTATAGCCCAGTACATATTGTGGTGCGGGTTGGATCGCTTCTTTGTGCTGGTCATGTTGAAGACTGTGTTAATTGCAGTGTCTTCTAATTCGTTTGCATCGTGTTCGGTGAGGGGAACCAGCGCCCCCTCTATCTTCAACACTTGTATCTTTCCCATCTATCGCTCCTTGTGCGGGGGGGCTTTTACAGACCCGATGCGTTGGTAGCACATTCCCCCCCATGCGGGTTCCATGCAGGTCAATGTAAGGAGATATCCGATAAACAAACATTGACCCCTCTGTTCTTAAAACGGTATTTCGTCGTCCATGTCGGCTGGTACACGATCCGCTTGTGTCTCAGTTGACGAATGATCGTTATATTGCACTTGTTCCCGTGGCTTGGGATCGCCCGCAAACTCTACTTGGTTAGCGCGAATATTATAGAATGTTCTGCCATCCTTCTCCACTATGTCCAAGCTACCAGACGCTACCACCTTTTTGCCTTTAGTTAGATACTGCGCCAATTTTGTGTTATAATAGTTCACTTGGAACCAGTCTGTGCCTGCATCGCGGCTATAGCCTTTGTTAACCGCGACAGAAAAGGTTGCAAACTCCCCGCCCTTGTTCTCACGAACTTCACAGTCTCTACCGATAGTCCCGACAATTGTGATAACTTTCATAATCCTAACTCCACTTTTCTTTTGTTGTGTGCTTCTAGCACTTGTTCATATTGCGGCTCTGACAGGTCAGGGCTGTTGATGATTTTGGTGTATTTGCTTTCCGCTTTATCGAATTGCTCTGAGGTGCAGTTCTCATAGAACGTAAGCATAGCGTCTACGCGGTCTTGCAGATTGAGGTTCATGGCAGGCGCATTGTTCTGCGGTTTAGCCGCCTTAAAATCGTCAGCTTCTTCCTCAGAGTAAACATCACCATGCAATCCCACTAACTTCAGAATAACGCGATCCTTGGCCCGTTTCTCTGCCATAGCAAAGGGGTAACTGTTCTTATTGTTGTAGGGTGCAGCCTCACCGATAGACCACTCTGTGGCCCCTTCCATGTGGCCTGTGACGCAGATGACAGCTTCTTTAGCCGCTACATCACACGCAATAATCTTAGGCTGATCAAAAACAATGTTATAATGCGCAGCAACTTTCTCTAACGCCTTATGCAGAACAACAGGTGTACCGTGACAATCCCAGACCGCTTGGCGTTCTGTCAGATCAATGTCTTTCAGTATCTTTAATAATCGTGCAGGTAGTTTTTTAGCCATCTGTTTTCTCCCTTACTAAGCCAGCCCAAATGCCATGCTTATCAAATTCATCAAACGCATCTAGAACCGCTTGCTCTAATACGTCCATAGCCCCACGCGGAAACATCTCATCCTGTGATGCGCCTATCTTCACCCCGTACTGTGTATGTGCTGCAATCGCTCTTGCGACGAACAGGTTAACGATAGCTGGTGTTATTTTTTGTTTCATTTTTTACCTCATACTACAAATTGTCTCTTGTACATAATCGATAAGTAGCCTAGATACAACCCTATAAGTTATAGAACGGAGAAAAAAATGAACGCACATATGATGTACAACTTAGAGTATGTACGCAAAGCAATTCAGGATCGACAGCCCGCGCGGGTGTGTGATGCTACAGGTATTTCGCGCCACACATTCTATCGTGTTCGTGACAATGTTGGTAATGTTAGTTATGATACTGTGAAGGCATTATCTGATTATTTGATGGATGCTGAATGAGAAGACCCCCAGCCGAAACTGAGGGTCAAGAGCGATATAAAAATGAGAACCAGTAAGGAGCATTCTCATGTCACACTATATGACAGCTTTAGCTATGAAGCAACAAGGTTTGAAGCCAGCGACAAAGATTGTGTTGTATTGGTTAGCGGATCATCACAATGGCGAAACACTAAAATGCTACCCAAGCATCAGCCGTTTGGCGAAATGTTGCGAAATGAGTGAGCAAAGCGTTCGCAATCAACTAAAAGAATTAGAACGGTTAGGTTTAATACAATTTACGCCGTATTTTTGTGATGATGGCAGACAAACATCTAACAACTATTATTTGATGCTGAAAGATGATGGGACAGTAGGGGGTTTAGAGAAGTATGACAGACCCTCTAGAAATTTTAGGGGGGAGGGTACAAAATCTGTAGGGGGGAGGGTACAAAATTTTGACCCAAACCTAGGAAGAAATAACCTTGGAAATGAACCATGTATATTATTTGGTTCGATTGAAGAATTAGATGATGACTTTAATGCTTTTTGGAAAGCGTATCCACGTAAGGTGGGAAAGGGATTATGCCGCAAGGTGTACGTTAGAGCATTAGCTAAGATCAAAGCAGAAGATTTGCTTGAAAAAACGAAAGCATTTGCTGCATCATGTTCTGGTAAAGAAGTAAAGTTTATTCCACATCCTTCAACTTGGCTTAATCAAGAACGCTGGAATGACACACTTTCTACGGAAACAATAAATGTACAGAACGATGTACTTAAATCTATGGGGTTAAGCTATGAATAGAAATGATGAACTTAAGAACCTTACTATGAAGATGTTGGCGCGTCTTAATGCTCCACGCGCGGTAGCAGGTAACACACAGGCTATGAAAGAAGAAGCGGAGTATCTTTGCAAGGCAGTGCTAAAAGTAGCACCCACACGCGGTTATATTGATTGGTTCGATGACTTCACAGACGCAGTGTTTGGTAATCTGGATACCCGTAGCTGGCCTACATCAAAGGATTTATTCCAAGCGGCAAAGCAAATCGCACCTAAACGTCCAGTGTTTACCGATCTAACAGGTGATGGCCCGTGGAAACCAGACCCCTACAAGATCAATGCAAAGCGCATTAAGAACCGCGAATATGTCGGTGAGTGCTGGGTCAATGGTAAAGAGAGTGAACGGTTAGTTCAGCTTGGATATATTGTAGAAGAAGAATTGCACGATTATCGTGAAGCCTTGACGCATATGAAGAAATAGAAGATTGTGGTATTGTCATGACAGGGCGACATGAAACCCTCCCTGTTATGTCTGCCTCATATAACTGGCCCTCTGATAGCTTCCTTTCTCTATGTGCATCAGGGGGTCTTTTTTTTTAGTATCTCATACGCTATTATCTACAACATATAGACGCACCCACAATGGACGGTACTATGGGAACAGATGTAGAACAAAATAATAAAATAGGCGTAAATACGGGTAATCGTGGCAAGGGTAGACCTAAAGGCGCGATGAACAAAAATAGTAAGTTGCTCAAAGATGCGATACTTGAAGCAGCAGCCCGCGCTGGGAATAAGTTCGGCAAAGACGGTTTGGTTTCTTACCTAGAAGAACAGGCAGAGAAAAACCCAACAGCATTTATTAACCTCATGGGCAAGGTTCTACCGTTACAGGTCAAAGCTGACATCGAAGGTGAAGTCGATCATGTGGTGAGGGTTGAATGGCAACCCCCGCATTAGTTGAGGTCAGACAGACCGCATACAGCCCACGCAAGATAGCTTTGGACTTCCACAATAGGAAAGAACGCTTTGCGATTATTGTGGCTCACAGACGCTTTGGTAAGACCGTAGCTGTAATCAACGATCTGATTAAATACTGCTATGAATGCCCGCTAGAGAACGTGCGGGTAGGATACATTGCCCCGTACCTTTCCCAAGCAAAAGCGGTAGCGTGGGATTACGTTTTGCAGTTCACAGCAGATATCCCGAATGTAAAAGTAAACCACAGCGAACTGCGCGTAGACTTTGACAATGGTGCGCGGTTCCGTCTGTTCGGTGGGGATAACTTTAACGCTATGCGCGGCTTGTACTTCGATTATGTCTGCATCGATGAGTTTGCTGACTTCCCTGCATCGGCCTATCCAAACGTCATCAGACCAGCCACTGTGGATCGCAAGGGTAAGATCACACTGATCGGTACGCCCAAGGGCAAGAATGAGTTTTGGGAAATGTGGGACGCAGCCAAGCGTGACCCCGATTGGTTTACCGCGATGTACAAGGCATCGGACACAAACTTGTTAGATGAAGACGAACTGGCAGATGCCCGCGCGATGATGGGCGAAAATCGCTACCTTCAGGAATTTGAGTGCAGCTTTGAAGCAGCCATTGAAGGGGCATATTATGGGAATGAAATGAAAGCGGCTACGGATGATGGTCGCATAACTATGGTTCCATACGATCCAGCGCTTGGCGTTGTAACGTCATGGGACTTGGGAATTGGAGATAGCACCGCAATTTGGTGGTCGCAGCACTTATCCAGCGGTGAAACACGGATCATTGACTACTACGAAAACAGCGGGGTTGGCTTAGATCATTATGCGAAAGTTCTGTCGGAAAAACCATACCACTATGAACAACACATTCTGCCGCACGATGTTCAGGTCAAAGAATTGGGTACGGGAAAGAGCCGACTTGAAACACTTGACGCGCTGGGCATACGGAACATTGAGATTGCGCCGAAACTAGCTGTTGATGATGGGATACAGGCCGCACGATCTATGCTTGCCAGATGTTGGTTTGACGAAGAAAAGTGCGCACGGGGCATTGAGGCATTGCGTCAGTATCGCAGAAGTTTCGATGAAAAGAACAAAGCATGGCGTGGCAGACCGCTTCACGATTGGACATCACACGGTGCCGAT